GAAATCGTACTTGATGCTACCATGGGCAGACATTCCACCCAGCCATTCTGTTTTGCCATCCAGAAGATGGTTGAAAGACTGACTCCGCCATTAAGATCAAGGTTCTGCCAGGTCCGCTGCTGATCACGAGGATCGTATTTAGTTGATTGTTGCGACCATTCTGTCCATATCCCATATGCCTGTTGATCAGCAGACGTTGATTTCAACGCCATTCCAACCTTTAACCACGTGTCACGGTCATCACTGCTAATGAAAGCAAGTGCAGATCTTAATTCGTTGACCTTATCCGATGGCATCAGCTCGACTGGCAATGTAGGATCAACTGCTGGCTCATTCTGCTTTCCTTGTCCAATCAAGGACCAGAACGGTGCTGGTGCAATCGGTACACCATCAATCGGATCACTCGATGCCTCCCACTCATATCTATTACCTGATGCATGAAGACTTGGTGGAACAAGCACATAACCGCCATCGGCACGAAGGTCTACCCCGTCACCGAAAACATTCGTCCCTGATTTCAAGTCAACATGATCAGGATAGATGAAATAGAGATGCCGTCCACCTCCACCGGTCAGGACTTCGATTGTATCTGGAACATCCTTTGCTAACTGTCGCCAGGTCTCTTCACCATCGATTCCTTTTTCCGGTTTGTTATCGAGATCGATTACCATCAACCATCCAGACTTCGCGCCAGTGGCAATGGCGATATTCGCCCACGGATGTTTCTTCCACCAGGCAGCCACAATAGTCGGATCAGTCGTTGCATCCTTAAAACCATGTTTTGTCAAAGGATGTTTACCTGGACTTGTACAGGCAGGACGTCCACAAGTGCATTTGCCTTTGCGGATGCCATGCACCGGAAAAACCGCCCAGTCATACGAGGCATATGCGAGTGCTGACTGCATCATCTCAGAAGGGGACATATTCAACATAAATTTTCATGTAAGCCCAGGCTGCCCGTTGTACTAATGCGCTAAACTGTTCCTGTGTATATTCTGAAACAGATTTACTCATTAATCCCTCTTCCTCGATGTATCGTCCCGCAGCTTCAATTGCTGCTGAGACAGCATTGTTTTCCAGTTCTTCATCCGACCATTCACCATTATTCTCACCAAAGAGGACAACTCGGCTGTTCTTCAACTGCTCGTAATGCTCACGGGTGATGGTGATTGTTAATCCTTTCAAAATGGAGCCTCCTCCTCTTCTACTGGTTCATATTCCTCGTCCAACAAGTCTTCATCAACTAATACTGGTGGTGATTCATTTATGTCAAATTGATGGCGCATAATCCGCCAGAATTTGCCATCTTCTTTGACTAAGATCTGGATAGGTGCTTTTAAATGTTGAGCGACACCCAATGCCTGACTAACAGTGACAATTGTTGGATCACCACCATGACGTGACCACCAGTTTCGTGCTGTCCGGTGCGCAAATCCAGTATGCTCCAGACATATCCATTCCGAGTAAACAACCAACCCGCAATAATAATCAACTCGCAGTGAATCAGGCTTGCCGGGCTTCTCATGACGACGATAACATATCCGGTCAACCTCAACCCAAAATGGTCTTTCATCGCTGATGATCCTTTCACTAGACGCTTCTTTGTTGATCTCTACTTCGGGTAGAGGAAATTCGAAACCGCAGTCCGGACACTTAGCAAATCCAGTATATACAACACTCCGACACTTCGGGCATTTCCTGACCGGAACCTCACCCTTTCCATTCCCATTCCCTTTATGCCCTCCGGGCTGAACCTTGTCGATCGGTCCATGTCGTTCAATATTTCCTGCAAAGTCCAGAACAAGACAATTCTCCTTCCCGGGAGCGATACGCATTCCCCTGCCAGCAATCTGGACATAAAGTCCTGTTGATTGAGTTGGTCGGAGGATCGCCAGCAGATCAGTATTGGGAGCATTAAAACCTGTTGTTAGGATATCACAATTAGTGAGAGCTCTGATCTCTCCGGATTTGAATCCCTCCAATATATAATCCCGCTCCATCGTATTGGTTTCACCTGTCACAGTTTCAGCAACAATGTTACACTCGCGCAAAGCATCCCGGACGTTGTAGGCATGTTGAATACCGGTACAGAACACTAGCCAGGATTTTCGATCTCGTCCGTAATGGATAATTTCCTTGACTACAGCTTTGTTGATTTCAGCCTGATCAACTGCATTCTGGAGTTCGCTGTTTATGAAATCCCCGCCACGACTATGTACACCAGATACGTCCAGTGTTGTATTAGGTGCTTTGGTCACCAATGGAGATAAAAAGCCTTCATTGATTAAGTGCTTTACCGGAACCTCATAAGCAATGTCTGTGAATATCCGAGAGTCGCCCTGGGTCAACAATCCACTGTCCAAACGATAGTGAGTTGCCGTTAGTCCGATAATTTTGACCTTATCATTAATCGCAAACATATCATCTAAGAATCGGCGGTACATCGTATCTGACTTGCGTGGAACTAAATGACTCTCATCGATTAGAATTAGATCAAAGCTCCGCAGCTCCGCAGCCCGGTTGTGTACAGATTGAATTCCGGCGAATAATACTTGAGCCTGCGTTTCTCGACGATTAAGTCCAGCACTGTAAATACCAACTGGTGCCAGAGTCCAATGCCGGGTTAATTCTATGAAATTTTGTTGGATGAGCTCTTTCACATGCGTCAATACCATTATCCTTTGATCTGGCCATGCTTCAAGCACTTCTTTGATAAATGCAGCCATAACAAAACTTTTTCCGGAAGCTGTCGGTAAGATTATCAAAGGATTACCGGTCTTCTTCTCGAAATACTGATAGATGGCATTTACAGCCTCTCGCTGGTATTCACGGAGCTCCATTATTCAGCAGATCCTTTGAGTGCAGGGATATACTGATGCTCTGAACATCCGCGAAGTTGCTCTTTGTGTGACAATTTCTGATTGTACTTTTCACAGAACCAACATCCTACAACCGGAGAACTATGCAGACAAGTCCTACAGTTAACAGTAGCTTGATAACCGTCGTGACATGTACCTTGATGATCGCAGTATTTACACTTCCACCACTCCGGGTCAGAGCTGATCCGAATTGGTGGACATGGTGCAACTATGATCCGTTCGGCTTTCTGTTGCAGTAAACCCGCTAATACAGAATCATTCTTGATCCGTTCACTATATAGCTCATCTGTGTTCTTATTAACCGCCATGTAAAAGGCGCGTGTAAAATCGAGATAATACATATAAATAATCATCTGGGCGTGATGCTCAGGTGAGGTGATTTGCACACCTTGTTTCTTCAACAACTCAAAACGTTTATCGTTGTAAGTTTTGAACTCGAGCAAATGCCAGGTCTTCGGGGCTTCAAGGATTCCTTTTGCAGCCCCATCAATTGAACCTGCAAAATGTCCACCCATATCACTGAAGCCAAATTGATTCCCGGTTTCTTCCTCGAAGTCATGAACCTCAACTCCAACTGAGCGCAGATTCTCGACAAATCGATATTCCTCAAGTTGACCGGTTTCAAACAAACGAAGCAACCGACCTGAATGGAATGGCACACTACACCACCTGAATGTGTACCACAATTCACGCTCACATTCTCTGCCGATCAGTGATGCTCCGAGGTGAGGACGGAATGGTTCCCGTCCGTCCTCATACGCATCATATATCGCCTGAACCGTCAACGAATTATATACAGGAACTCGCGCCACTACTTTTGCTTCCAGGGTGGAGTAATAGTGCCACCTCCTGTCTGCGGTGATGATTGTGCCTTTGCTGGAGCGGACGATTTTACAGGTGCTTGAGTTGTAGGTCTGCTGCCGTTTGTATTGATGGCCGTGTATCCACGAATGATATTCTGCGGTCCATACTCAGGACTGGTTTTAACCTTCACATTGATTTCCAATGGAATATTATGAAGATCGATGCTGTCCTGAACCTGCAGCTTGCCGGTTGCATGGCAGATCGCACTGAGTTCCCTCTGAGCGATCTCCACTGCTTGAGTTGATGGATTGACAAGATTCAACTGCGTCCATAATTTACGTCCCGCACAAGGTCCGTCCAGGATTGTAAATTCCAACCGCAGATATTCTCCAGTACCTTTTGAATTGTCCCGCATGTCGGAATCTGTGATTTCTGCATTGTATCGACCAGCCGGTACATGTTCAAAATCAACTGAGGGATCGACATGTGTAGCGTCGAAACCGTTATTTCCAATATTAACCATTTTCGTGTTCTCCTGTGTTCTCGTTTTTGTTTTGTTGAAAAGCTTCTAAGTAATCCCCGCAGGTGAGCGGGACCTCATTGGGAAGATCAAATCGATTCTTGGCAAAGAATGCCGGACGCTCTGACAGATACATAACCCTTTCACCTGTACCAATAGCACGTCCGGTTTTGGTTACCTTCCCGCGTTTATCCCGAGTAGTCCCAGTAACGCTGATCTTATAATTACAGAATCCCACCACATCCGCCCAGCGGTATAACAATGCTGATGCTTTATCGTTAAGAAGGTCAACTGTGTATTTACGATAGGGATCGGCTTCAGGAGGCTTGACCTCTTTATCTATGGAATGACCGAGCAGGATGATGCGCATACCTTTATTGATCCGGAGACTGTCGAGTCCATCGAGGATGTCCTGCCAGAGAGGAAGTGCTTCGGTGCGCCATTTGTAAAATCCGCCACCATTAGCACCGACCTTGTCGATTGAATCGACTCTCCAGTCGTTGAGTAACTGTAGATGCAACATCGGTTCAAAAGCACTCACAGTATCTAACACAACGCTTTTAAACGGATGCTCATCATGCAGAGCTGTAATTGCTTCGATTGCATCAGGGAAACTTTTGATTTCCCAGTGCTGAATTCCTGGCAGTCCCGAGAGTCCATCCTCTGCAGCCAGAAAAACAGGATCGTCCATCTGTGATGCAAGTGTCGATTTACCGATTCCTTGCACCCCGTATATCAAATCCCGTGGCGGCATGGAAACCGACTTCTTGAGCGTCTCAAGTGAAATTGACATTATTTTATTTCCTTTGTATTATCAAATTAAATGGCATTCTGGTATCCTCATCTTCTAACTCTAGCGCGAGCAAGTTCACTCTTTCGGATATCACGATCGATTTCAATTACCTGTTGCTGCACACGATTGAATTCTTCTTCAAGTGCTTGAAGTTGACGTGCTGAAAATTCAGACTCGGAACCGGAATTTGATCCCGTTTGAAGCGAGATTATATCCTTGCGAATATTCTCACGAATATTGATCGTAAGACCGAGCCGTTTATAGAGCTCAGTAATATCCGCTTTCTTACAACTTATCTGCATGTTCTCTGTCCTGAACCTTTTTCTTTAGAAGATTCACCAGACAATCAGCGACTATGTCGCTTGCCTGGTCCCAAGCACTGGAATCGATTTCCTTTCCGGAGACAACCTCTATTTTTAATTCCAGTTCCATTTTTGCTTTCCTGAGTTTAGCCATGCCTCTATATATGCAAGAGGTGCGCCAGTTTTTTTGACGCACCTCTTTTTTGGTTTCTCTGATCTTGATATTTAACGACATAAAATCATTCTCGCTGAATTAGTACTCTTCGTTAATTACCTTAATTTTTCAAAACCAGTCATTTTGAACGGCAAAACGGCTTTGTACCTCTCTTAACCGGTCATTTTGAATGGTAAAATGCGATTTTCTTGTCCTTAACCAGTCAAAATGACCGGTTAAACGAAAAATGAGGTAACTTCGAACTGTTCCATAGTTCCCTCATATATTCAGATTTGCACTTTAGTTACCCTACAATTCAGCAAACCAGTCATTTTGAACGGTAAAATGGCTTAGTTACTCCCTAAACCAGTCATTTTGAACGGTTTTTTGCGATATTACCGAGCTTAACCAGTCATAATGACCGGTTAAGGTAACTTGAGGGTAACTAAGACAAAAACTGAAGTCTTACACCCGCCCCGAACATGACTTGATTTATGGCAACTTTGATCTAAATTGGTCACTCAACTGAACTGATTTTAAGCAAATATTTATGGCACAACCATTGCTTTATATCTGGTTGTAAACTAACCGAGGATTTCAAATGATTAAAGTTGTTGGATACGTGCGGGTATCATCAGATGAGCAGGTCGTCAAGGATCTCTCAATACCAGCACAAATAAAGGCCATACGGCAACACGTCAATGCAGGCGATGACATGATGCTCGTTGAAATATTCAAGGACGAAGGAGTATCTGCATACGCATCAGCAGACAGACGTCCTGGCTTCATGAGTATGATTAACATGGCTAAGGATACCGATGTATCAGTGATCCTGGTTCATAAGCTTGATCGTTTCTCCCGCAACCGGGAAGAGTCCATCATCTTCAAATCTCTGCTAAAAAAGCATCGAGTTGTTGTCCAGTCAATAACTGAAAAATTCGATCCAGACACTCCATCGGGATTCTTATTTGAAGGAATTATTGAAGTTATCAATCAATTCTATTCTATGAATCTGGCGATGGAGACCCGCAAAGGGATGATCGAGAATGTGCAGCGGGGATACTGGAATGGAGGCACAACACCTTATGGATATGGTAAAATAGAAGTACCAGGTCGAGGAGACAGAGTTCACAAGAAACTGGCACTTGGTGACCCTGTAGAAGTAGCTACAGTGCGTTTAATATTTGATTTGGCTGTCAATCATGGATTGGGTGCAAAGTCAATTGCAACTCGGCTGAAGAAGGATGGTATCCTAAATAGAAATGGGAAATTGTGGAGCCAGCAACGTATAGGATATATTCTTAACAATCATGTCTATTATGGAGCAGGAGTGTGGAACCGAACTCATACAAAAACAAGGACTCTGAAACCTGAAGACGAGTGGATTATTGTTGAAGGCAATCACGATCCTATAATATCGAAAGAACTGTTTATGAAACGCAAGAAGCTCGGGCAGGATAAAATTGGTAACCGCTTTGCTTCTAATGCTCATAAGAGCCAATGGCTATTAGCAAAGATGGTTCGCTGCAATGACTGTGGCAAAGCCTATATTGGCGTTAGACGAAAGAGGGCTATTAGAGACAATAGTGAAAAATCCTATTATCATCTGAGTCGTTATGTTTGCTCCGGTCATGTTAACCAGACTGATGGCAAATGTAAGTCTTTCTACATTGATCAGGATTATCTTGAAGGCGCTGTAATTAAATTGATTAAGAATGAGATCGCACGTCCTAAAAGACTTAGAGAGATTGAGGAGAAAGTAAAATCTCGCCTGTCAGAACTACAGTATGAACTTGATAAAGCCGATAAAGAATCTGCCGGTAAAATAAAAGAAATTGAGGAGAGCATCGAAAATTACTATAACGCGATCGGTGCAGGCATGAGTCCAAATGTCTGCAAATCAAAGATCGATGAGCTTCAAGCCCAGAAAGCGTTATTGGTAAAGGGATTAAAGAATAAAGAAGTGAATTTTCAGGTCGCAGAAGCCTTTGAAAATGATATGATCTTCATCAGGAAATTGGCTCGAAATTTCGATAAAGAGATCAAAAAACTGCCATTTGAAAAACGCCGAATGATAGTTCTGCACTTTGTAGACCGAATTGATATCATAGATCATTCTGTAGCTCGAGTGATCTTGCGGATTCCAAAGCTGACGGTAGGAACAAAACTGAAACCACCAATGGCTAAGAAAACGAGAATAGAAATTGCACTGGAGGATGGGAAAATCACAAAAAGGCAAAAAAAAGCCTCACCCGAATCGAATCAAGTGAGGCCTGTACGGCTCCCCGA